AGGCGCTGTTCAGCGCGGCCATCGCAGCCCACTGCCATCAGTTTGCGCCACAGGCCCTTATTGAAGGTGTCGGCGGTTCGGCGGCAGATCAGCTCATGGCGGTGGGAACATCCCTGCTTCACACGTTGTTGAGCCCGGATGTGCGCAGTGTCGAAGCCATGATCGTGGCCGCCAATACCAATCAAAAGTCGCTAAGCAAACTCCATTACGAAGCCGGCCCCGCCTATGTCATCGCCCAGATCGAGGCCCTGTTGCGTCAGTTGCACGCGAAGGCGGTTCTGTACGTGCCCGATCCCCTGGGGTCCGCCCGCTTGTTTGCCGCGCTCTTCAAAGGATCCGATCTCCTGATGATCGCGCGCTTCGATGAGGCGAGAGCAGAGGACGACAACGAAATCGAATCCTATTGCCGGTCGGCCGTCGCCATGTTCATCGCCGCGCACGGCGGCGACGAACACGCGGGCGGATAGGCATTTGATTGCTCCGGGCTGCTTGGCCGGACGCCTCGTCATATTGGAATGGCGCGCGCCATATGGCGACATCTCCGCGGGGGGCAGCTCAGGGTTGATTTCTGCCTTTCGCCACCGGCAGCTTTGGCAGGTCCAGAGCATCAAGTCCACCACATGGGACATGTTGGTGGATTGGTAGCCTATCCGGTACGGCGATCCTCATGTTTGCTTCGCGCGCCTAAACCTTAAAATAACTGCTCGTCGCCTCCCCCTCGCCGAATCGTCACGCCTAGATTACTGTATATAAAACCAGTATTTGTATAGTGAACCTGTTTCATGAATTTCGACCAGGCTAAAGCGCTGAGACTTCAGCAGTGGCGCTCGACCCTCGACGACCACGCCTTTCGCATGCAAAACCCCGAAGCCCATCGCCAGACCCTGCACGCCATGAGCGCGACCCTGTCGGCCGAGGGATTGATCGACATATTTAAGCAGTTCGACATGAACGAGCTGGCGAACGCCGCTTACTGGCACGCGGTGGAAGAACTGCATAGCTCCCTGCCCCGCTACTGCGGCGCGTCTTCCTATGATGTTTTGCAGTGCGAAAAAACCCAGCTCTTCGGCCGGGTTTCGAGATCCATTTTCTACGCCGCAAGCTCGCTTGCCGAGAGCACTCGCTGCTCCTACGACGGCAAGATTTACCAGGATGCAACCGGGGCTAATCTAATCTTCACCCCGTCCGGGGTGGTGGCGAGAATCACCGGGCTTACCTTGACCCTGCCAGATGGGCAACAGTACGACCTTGTCGAAACAGGCCGAACGATCGAAGGCGTGGCCTTCGAGCCGATTGAGGATCCGGATCTCTATCGCGCGTTGGTTGACGGCGCTCAAATTGCAGAGGAGTGCCGCGATCTGTTCGCCTTCGAACGACTGCGGCCGCTGCTGGAGCTGGCCCGATTCCGCATCTGTCCAACTTGCCATGATCGCTTCGTTCCGCGTGAGGACTGCCCGACATGTTCCGGCCGAGGGTTTGTAACGAAGTCATTCACTGCCGGTCTATCCTGAAGGCATACGAGGAGAAACCGACAATGTGCGGACGCCTTTCCCAGTACCGCGGCATTCACGACTTTGTCGCAGCGCTCAGTATCCCCAACGCCCTACTGAATTATGCCGGCGACCAGCCTTTCGAGCGCTATAACGCCGCGCCGACCACTCAGCTCGCCCTCTTTCACCGGGATGGTGAATACCTGCGGGCTGACATGGTCCGTTGGGGCTGGCGACCGCACTGGGCCAAAGATCGCGCCGCGCCGATCAACGCACGCGTGGAGAAGGTCGCGCACGGCCCGTTCTTCAAAGCCATCTGGCCACATCGGGCAATCATTGCGATCGACAATTGGTTTGAGTGGGTTTATGACGGCGGTCCGAAGAAGCAGCCCTACTTGATTCGTCACCGCGACCGGACACCCATCCTTTGTGCCGCGATCGGCCAATACCCCATCGGCGAGCACGAGCCGGGTGAGCATGATGGCTTTGTCATCATCACGGCCGACAGCGCCGGCGGAATGGTGGATGTCCACGATCGACGGCCTGTGACACTGCCACCTGAACTGGCCCGCGAATGGCTGGACCCGGCAACGCCCAAGGAACGTGCCGAGCAGATGGTGCTTCACGAAGGCGAGCCGACTGAGGCATTCGAGTGGTTCGAGGTAGATCGTGCGGTGGGTAACGTTAGAAATGAGGGACCAGCACTGATTAATCCCATAAGTTCGGTTACCAGAGCTGATCATAAGGACAACGGCTAGTTGACCGAGACCATCGATGCCAATGCCACGAGCCGATCCTGTAACGCGGCTTCGAAAATAACGTAAAGGTTTTCTGCATCGCCTACCCTCAAGGCGCCAGCTGTCTCAAGGCCAAGTACAAAACCCTCCGCTCTTGCCCCTGCCTTCACCGCCACGATCATCGAATCAGCACGGGCAATTTGTGCAAGTAAACGCTCGGTTTCACGTTTCATTTGAGCGCTTAACACTACATTGTCCATTGGGGGCCCTCCGTCAACTCAGCCAGTACATTACTAGGAGTACCACGGAAACCCATGCAGCGGTCATTAGGATTGAGAGCCCAGCTAGTTGCTTGTCCATGTGCGGTCAGCTATGAAAAAAAGACCAAAGATGGATGATGTGGTGGCCTCTAACAAGAATAGCGCGAGGCCATCACGACGTAGCACCAGATAGCTATAAAACCCGCCTCACTTAAAACAGTCCTCCTAAAGCAGCGGGCTCCCAATTCGTAATCACTAGTTCACCGCTAACCTCAGCTTTTCCTTGCCGCTGATTGGTGTTGCAGTAACGGATGTCCAGCGTCTCGAAGTGAAAGCCATCAAACACCCGGCGAATGTCCGGGTGATCGTTGATGCTGACCATCACCTTGCCCTTGCAGCGGCGCATAAAGTCGGCCATCAGTTCATAGTTTTCGAACGGAAAGTCCACCCCATAGCCCGCGGTCTGCCAGTAAGGCGGGTCCATGTAGTGGAAGGTATGGGCGCGGTCATAACGCTCCGCGCATTCCAACCAGGGCAGATTTTCGACGTAGGTGCCGGAAAGACGCTGCCAGGCGGCCGAAAGGTTTTCCTCTATGCGCAGCAGGTTGATAGCAGGACCGGTGGTGGCGGTACCGAACGTCTGCCCGGTGACCTTGCCTGCGAAGGCATGATGCTGCAGGTAGAAGAATCGGGCGGCACGTTGGATGTCGGTGAGGGTTTCAGGGCGGGTCATCTTCTGCCACTCGAACACCTGACGGGAACTGAGCGCCCATTTGAACTGGCGCACGAATTCTTCCAGGTGATTCTGCACGACGCGGTACAACGTCACCAAGTCGCCATTGATGTCGTTGAGGACTTCGACAGGCGCGGCCTGAGGGCGCATAAAGTACAGCGCGGCACCGCCGGCAAAGACTTCGACGTAGCACTCGTGAGGTGGAAACAGCGGAATGAGGCGATCGGCCAGACGGCGTTTGCCGCCCATCCACGGAATGATTGGGGTAGACATGTTAAGCAAGACCTTTACTGTATGGATAAACAGGCGCTAGGCTCGCCGCGCTTTGTGCACGGAGCAAGAGCCTTGGCTGGACTTGCAGGGATGATCTGCAGGGACGGCGGCTGGGGTGGATGTTGACGCATCCATTCCAGCCGCTCTTTTTCACTTCGGTGCTGAGATTTCTTTTGCATAGGCCTGACAGGCCGCTAGCGCAATCAATCCGGTGTCGCCGTCGTCGGTGATGCCGATAATTCGTTGCGCATGCGCTGGCTCAAGGTCGGCTCGTGCGGCGCCATGAACCACGCCGCCGGGGGCGGTGGCGGCTGACACTGGCCCACCACCACTGGCGGCGTAGCCGCTGGCGAGTAGGACTGACAACCGCAACTCGCCAGTAGCAAGACGATCACGCAAGTGTTTCTGATGAACTTGTGCACGCTGTAATTCCTGGTAATGGCTTTCATCGTTGGTCTGTAGCCGCGCCTCGAGCGCGCGGCGATCGGTCTTTTGCTGCTCCAGCTGGCCCACCACCGCCGCCAATCGCTGGCCGTGCTCTTCGATGGCCTTCTCGCGCTGCTTGGCCAGCGCCTGACCATAACGCCAGTCCTGCACCTGCCAGGCGGCGCCGGCAATCAGGCCGGCCAGCAGCACCAGGGCGAGCACCAGCGCCCCGACTCGATAGCTGGCGGGTATCCAGTCGATCAGACGCATAACACCGCCTTGGCCTTGGCCCACAGCTCGCGACGCTCGGCCCGGCCATTGCCGCCGCCGTTGATCACGCTGCTGATGCCGTCGAACAACCCGAGGTCGGCCTTGTCGCTCAAGTTGCGATCCCACCAGAACCAGGCCGCTGACAGCGCCGCGTATTCCGCTTGCTCGAGCAGCTCGGGTTGCTCGTCCAGGGGCACGCCCAAAGCCTTGCCGCACAAGCGGTAGTTGTCGCGAAAGGTGATGCCGATTAGGCCGCGCGCGCGGTACTTGTAGCCGTCGCCGGACGCCTCGGGGCCGTTACCGTAACGCCCGCCATACACGCGGTTGGCCAGCTTTTCCGAATTGCGCAAGTAGCCCTTGGCAAAATCGACCTCGGCCAGCTCGACGCGGCCATTGTGGTTCAGGTCAAAGCCATATTTGAACAACTGCGCGACCCGCTCGGCGTCCTTGTAGTACAGGCTTTCCGACAGCTTGGTCAGTTGCGCCGACTCGTGACCGATCTGGGCCAGAAACGCCGCCTGGCGTGCCCGGGTGTTGATCTCAAAGCGCGCCATGGCGCGGTTGAGCGCCGGCAGGAAAATACCGACCACCGGCCGGCAGTTGGGCAAGATGGCCAGCAGGTGTTGTTGGGTCAGCGGGGGGTAAGCCATTGCATAAACTCCAGGCATAAAAAAACCGCCCGTAGGCGGCCAGAGGAATGGGGGGATCACAGCGGGGAAACGACTCTCAGCGGCGTGGCGGGCTTCTTGCCTTTGGCCTTGGCCTTGCCCTGTTTGCCGCCGTTGCATTCGACGGTGGTCGACCAGCCAGACTGGGTGAATACCTGCTCTAGGGAATCGACCAGGTACTCACCATCGAGCCCGACCTTGAAGCCCGACGCGTTAATCACCCGCTCGGCAAACAGGTCGGTACGCCCGGTCATTTCCAGGCGCACGGCGGCGGTCGAGCGGTTGAACGCGGCCAATCGCGCCTTAACCGCCTGCTCGGCGGCGGTCTTGTTCGGGTGAATATGCCGATCGGTATGCACCGGCGGCAGGCCGTCCGGTGCGTCGGCATTGCTCAGGCTGACCACCGTCAGTTTGCCGGTGGCCTTGTCCTGGTACTGGGCGTTAACCGCCTGGTGGGTCGAGCGATCGCCGAGGCGGAATGAAAAACGGCTGACGTCGGCCCGGGTGATGGTCACGACGCCAAAGGCCTTGCCGCTGGCCGTGACGCCACCCTGTCGCGGCATGACCAACAGCTTGCCGTCCGCCACCTTGGCGGTGCAGTCGTGCTGCCTTGCCAACCGAGTGATGAAATTAAAATCCGATTCGCCGAGCTGGTCAGCCCGGGGCACAATCGTGCCTACGGTACAGGCCGGCTCCCAGCTGTTGCGCCGGGCGACGGTGGCCACGATCGCCGCCAGGCTGACGCCTTCCCAACTGCCGCTGCGCGTGGTCTTGCCGCTGCCGCGCATGTCGCTGGCCTTGCCCCGGATCACCAGGGTGTCCGGCGGGCCGGACAGCTCGATCTCGTCGACCGTGTAACGCCCCTGGCGCACCAGGCCGGTTTCGGCATAGCCCAAATAGATTTCGATGCTGGCCCCGCGCTCGGGCAGCGAGACGGCGCTGTCACGGTCATCAATGCGCAGCTCGAATTCGTCCGACTCCATGCCGGGCTTGTCCAGGGTGCGCAGCAACAGCAAGCGGTCGTTGATCAGGCGGGTGATGTCGCTGCCGTTGGCAACGATACGAAACAGAGGGGTCATGGCGGCTCCAAGAAAAAGCCCCGCACTAGGCGGGGCTCGGGGGAATTTCAACAGGTCGTTACGCGTAACGCTTAGGACCACAATTGGATCACCTGGTCATCGCTGCCCCGGGCCAGCTCGGGCAGCACGATCAGCAGCCCGCCGCGATACGGCTGGACCTCGACCGACAACCCGGGGTTAGCCTCCAGCACCGCCTCGACGGTGCCATCCAGGTGGCCGTAATAGTTGTGACAGAGGGTGAACAGCACGTCCCCGTCAGAGGTTCTGCAGGTCCTCGCCATAGCGGACAAACTCCAGGGTAAAGGCTTGTTTGCGCGGAATACCGCCCTGCAGCAGGGCGCTTTGTTCTTCCTCGATATTGGTCAGGCACCAATCGCCCAGGACCAACCCGTAACCGGTGGTCAACCCCAGCGGCAGCAACTGGTTGCCGATGCTGCGCAGGGTGTCCAGCTGCTTGAGCCCGCCCTTGTGCCCGGGAAAAATCGTGCCCTTGAGGGTCATTTTTTCATCGCCGACGCCGACCGCCTGTTGCGCCTGGCGCCGCGTTAGCCGCTCTTGGCTGGCCCAGCGGAATGCGGTTTGCCGGCGCAGCTCGTCAAAGGCGGCCGTGTCCAGGTTGAAGTAATACGGCCGCGCGCTGGTCTTGTGCGGCTGCAGGATCAGCAGGTGCGGAAAGGCCTTAATCGCCTCCACCGCCGGCGTTTCGTTCGGGGCAAACACGCTGGTGGGCAGGATGTCGCCCAGCGCCGGATTGAGCTTACCGGCGATCTGGTTGACCGCGCTTTTGGCCCGGGCCGCCTGCACGCCCAACACGCCCAAACGTTCATCAATCTGCGACGCGGCGCGCGTGGCCTGGTTGTAGACCGCCACCACCCGGCCGACATTGGCCTGGGCGGTGTTGATGCCGCGCATTACCCGCTGCAGATTCTCGCCGACGATCGGCCCCACGATCGGCAGGCTTTCCAGCTCCGACGCGGCGCCGGTGATTTCACTGATCGCACCGTTGACCGGGCCCAGCATGCCGTCCAGGCTGCGCCGCCCCGCTTCACCGGCCGACGCCAGAAACCCGAGGGTGCTTTGCATCTGTTCCATGTAGGCCATGGCACCTCCTTACCCGACGTGCGGGCTGTCGTACAGTTGGCGAGCATTGGCCCGGCGGGCCGAGTCTTCCAGCTCCCGCGAAAAGTCGCGAAACCGGCTTTGCAGCAGCGTATCCAGCTGGCGGGTCAACTCCGCCGGATCCTTCACGTCGCCTTCAATCGTGATCGGCATATGCGGGGCGAAGGTGATTTTCTGCTCGATCGCGGCCGGCTTGAACTCGGGCTTGAGCAACAGCGGCGACGGCGCTGCAGGCGGTCCCGCCTGCGTCGTCATCGAGCGCACGACATCCCCCGGCGCCGACTCACTGCCAAACAACGACTTGGCGAACGTCGACTTGCCCAGCAACGACCCCAGCGATTCGCCGCCCATCGCACCCAGCATGGCGCCGACCATGCTCCCCACCGCCGTACCGAGGATGGGCACCACCGAACCGATCGCCGCACCGGCGGCCGCACCGGCCATCGTCCCCGCCAGACCACCGGCGGCGGCGCCGTACCCTTCACCCTTTTCGTCGTCGGTCTTGGCCGTGTTGAACGTTTCAAGGGCCTTGATACCCGCCTCGAACACTGCTTCCCCCGGGAGCGCCTTGCCCAGCTTGCCGACCTTCCCGGCCACATCCCTGAGACCCAACCCGGAGGAAGGCGACGGCGACGATGGTGTTGGTGGCGATGACGGTGGCGAAGCTCGAAGGCGAGCCCGGCGCCGGGCGCGACGACTGCCACCCGCGCCGCCCGGACCGCCGAGGTCCCCGGCGTTGACCACAAACACCTTTTGAATGTGCGCGGCACCGGCCGCTTCCCCCGGCTTGCCCTCGCCCAAGGCATCGAGCACCGTCCGGCCGGTGTCCACCGGATCACGGCGTCGGCCGGCTGGCGACTCCGGCGAATCGGCATCCGGGGCACCGCCGTCACGCGCGCCCAATCGCCCCCGTCCGACGTTGAACACACCCCGGCCGATCTTGATGGTTTTCAGCACCGTCATGGCCGCCACCGCACTGGCGCCCAGGCCGGTCAGGCCCATGACCAGCATCGGCGACGCATCGCTGATGCTGGTGATGCCCTTGGCCGCCGAGGTCAACCCGCTGGCCAGCGCGTCGGTGGCGGGCCGAATCGCATCACCCACACTGCGCAACGCATCGTTGCCCGCTTGCAGCGCCTCGTTCCATTTCTGCGACGACGTATCGCGGCGCTCGGCCAGGTTCTTGTCGAGGATGCCCGAAGCGTTGCCCGCATCCTTTTTCAGCTGGTCATACAAGGCCTTGTTCTGCACGTAGGCGGCCAGGGCCGACTTGACTTGCATGTCCGCGAAGATGTCGCCGGTGCGCAGCATCTGCTCCAGGTTGGCGAGCATTTCCTTGGCCTTGGCCGGGTCGGTCTCCTTGTTGATCTTCGCCGTCGCCTCGGCCATTTCCCGGGCCTTTTTCGGGTCAGTGGTTTCGATGTACTTCTTGGCCAGGCCGAAACTTGCCTCCAAAGTCGACATACCGTTTTGAATGCCGTCGTTGAGCGACTTCTGGTAATCAATGCCGGCGTCTTTGTAAGCCTTGACCACATCCCCGGAACCGATTTTCTCCATCCAGTTCTTGAGGTTGTTGGCCGCCTCATCGGCGCTGCCCGCGGTCTTCATTTGCACCTGCAGCATCGAGCCCAGTTGCGTCACCGCATCCATGCCGGTGATGCCCTGCTTTTGCATGCCGGCCAGCAATTCCGGGAACCAGCGGGCCATGTCGCTGGCCTCAAAGCTGCCCGCCTGGCCTTGGAAGGCGACCGCCTCTAAGGCCTTTTCCAGCTGCTTGGGGTCGGTGATCTTGGCGTTACTCTGCAACGCATAAATCATTTTGGCGGTGTCGACCCCGGTCGAACCCTGACCGACCACGAACTTGGCAGCCACCGGCGCAAACTCCAGCGCCTGGCGCAGCTCCATACCGGCGCCGACCAGCTGGTTAACCACGTTGGCCACGTCGTTGCGGCCCATGCCGACATCCTGCGAGGTCTGAATCACCCGGCGCGACATCGCCGCTTCCTGGTCGGTCCTGGCCACTCCGGCCTTGATCGCAATGTCCCGGATTATCGCTTGATAGTCCGCGCTGACCTTGGCCGGGATTGCCACCGCGCCAGCACCGACAGCGGCCTGCGTTATACCGTCGCGCAGCCCCTGCTTGCCCTGGTCAATCTGGTGGTGCCCCTTGGCCTGCAACTCCGCGCTGCGCCCGGCCCGGCCCAGGCGGTCATACTCCCGCGCCAGGCGCCCGACCTCGATGCCCTCCTTGCGCAACACTGTGAGGTTGTTTTCCAGGCGGCGCAGCAGCCCGGCCGCGCCTTTTTCGCCTGCGGCGTGGGCCTTTTTCCATTCATCTTGCAGGCGCATGGTTTCGCCGATGCTGCTCTGCAGCACCCGCGCTTTTTTGCCCTTGTCGCTCAGCGACTTGACGCGGTTTTCCACGTCCCGGAATGCGGCGCCCACCGTCGAGCTGACCGCGCCGCCGATCACCAGACCGAGCGCCATCTTGTTTGCCATAGAAATGCCCTGTTACGCGTAACGAAGGGAAAGGCTCAATCCGTGAGCCACCAAAGCATGCGGGCGAACCGCATGGCTTCGATTTCGCTGGCCGAGAAATGGGTCTCCCGGGCCAGCCGTTTGGCCACCGCTTTAATCGTCGTAGGGGAAAGGTTCATCATCCTTGACCAGGCGAAAATAGCCGGCCTGGATGCGGTTGTAGTCCACGATCGTCAGCGCCTCCATGTCCTTGGTACCGGCGTCCGTCAGGGAGGCGAACAGGATCACCTCGCGCTTTTCCGCGTCACCAGCGGACTGCAGGGTGGCGGCGCGCAAATCGGCCACCGTGGGCGAGCGCAGGCTAACGCGCTGGACCTTCACCTGGTTGATCTCCGAAGCGGTGCGCAAGGTGATGTTCGCGCCCTCATCGGTCAGTTCCAGCCAGCTTGGCAGTGTCTTGGCAGTCGTCATCGTCTTAGTCCTTAAATGCCCAGGGCGGCGCGTTCAGCGGCCAGTTGATCCACACCGTCAATGACGCGCACGCAGTTGAGTGGGTCGATTTCAAACATCACCCGGCCGTCAATTTCCAGCTTGTAATAGGTCACGGACACCGCGTATTTGAACTCGGCTTTTTCGCCCGGCTTCCACTCCCCCGGATCGACTTCGCGCAGGCCGCCACGCAGGGTGGCCACCACCGCCTTGGTCGCGCCCTTCTGGCCCTTGAACGCGCCCCGGAACGAAGCGCTAAAGCCGGTCTGGTCAAAGGCGCCGAAGTGCTTCAGCACCTCGCGGCGCACGCCGTTGGTGGTAAAGCTGGCCTCCATTTTTTCCAGGCCCATGTCCATGTCGATCGGCGCATCCATACCGCCGGCGCGGTATTCCTCGACCTTGACCGACAGCTTGGGCAAATTCAGGCTCGGGACATCGCCTTGCAGGCTGCTACCGCTGACGAACATGTTGGTGTTGTGCAGTACTTCAGGAATCATGTGCGCGCCTCCTTAGGCTACGTCGAGAACTTCGGTCATCCACTGGTTGGTTACCTCGACTTCGAAAATCGGGTTTTCCGCCGGCGGCACATCAGAGAAACGAATCGACCAGACCACCTTGCCCTGCTCGATCTGGGTCGCGGTGTTGCGCTCGGGGTCGGCAAAGACCTCGAAGTTGATCACCGCGCCCTGGGCTTTGAGGTCGCGCATAAAGGCGTTCAGGCCTTCGGTCACTTCCTTGATGTAAGTCTTGGTAATGCCCAGGTCGACCGCCCAACGGTGGCCCGCCTGAATCGCCGCCATCACCATGTCGACGGTGCGCACCCGGGTGACAAACGACCATTTTTCATCGCTGGACAGGGTGCGGTTGCCCCACAGGCGATACCCGCCGTCGCGAATGATGGTGGTGATCTTGGCGTTGTTGAGGATGTTGGCCCGGCACGACGGATCGTTGTCCAGGTACTCCACGGCGCGGCCGGTGCCGGTGATGCCGGCAATTTCCTTGTTCGACGGCGACGACCAGAAGCCATAACGCGCATCGGTCTGCGCGAACAACCCGGCCACCATGGCCGAGCCCGCCAGGACTTCCTCCGCATCGGTGGTGGTGTTCCAGCGCTTAATGCCCGGATCGACCAGGAACAGGCGCTTGTTGCTCAGCTCCAGGGCATAGGCAATCGCGGCCTCGTCGGTCGTACCCGGGCCGTCGACGATGCCGATCGCGCCCAGCTTACCCACCAGCACGCCCATGGCCACGGCCACCGCTTCGGTCGCGCTGTGCTTAGGCGCCACGACCAGGCGCGGCTGCAGGTTGAACAGGCTCTTGCCGTCCAGCAGGGCTTGCAGGCCGGTACGTTTACCGCTCGCCTGGACACCGCCGATCACTGCGCTGGTCACCGCCGCCGCCTCGCCCGAGGACGTCACCCCAACCGCCACAATGGCCGTCGCTGCCTGGTCAAAAATCGTCAGCGCGGCCTTGGTGATCGGCGAGTCAGCGCCAAACGCGGCCACCGCCTCGCGCGGGCTGGTCAGCAGGGTCGGCACGTTGTCCTGGACCAACCCCAGCCCTGGGGTAAAGGTGTCGACCAGGCCAATGATCGAGGACGACGGCAAGCTGATAATGCGGGCGCCGGACTCGACCAGGCTGGTCGTGACACCGTGAAAGAAGCCACTCATAAAACGCTCTCCTAAGAAACGAAAAAACCGCCAGTTGGCGGTTGCGTGAAACGGGTATTGCCTGAATTACATCGGGCTTAAGCGGTAGCCCACGGCGAGCCAGCGCACACCGAAGTTCTGCACGTTGTTGGCATGTTCAGTGAAACTCAGGGTGAAGCCGCCGTTGGTCAATGTTCCTTCGTTCATGGCACACGTCACCGTCGCGGCCGCCACATTGCCGCCCGACAGTTGGGTAATCACGGGGATCAAAATAAACGGCGGCGTATCAAAGGCCCAGTTGAAACCGAACGGCACGTTCCACATCCCCCCGGGCATATCCCCGAGCTCGCGGACACCCCATTGCACAAACAGCCCGGTGTTTTTATCCCACCAGAAACCGTTGCTGCTGTGCCACAGCAAGGCCGGCGACGCGGCGCCCAGGGCGGCCCGGGCCGATGGTGCGTCCCAGCCGCCGGTGCCACCGCACGCCATGGGCACCGCGCCCGAAATGATCTTGCTGGCATCAAAGCCGTTCAAGGTCAAACCAATGGCCAGGTCCCCGCTGCCATCTAACCAACCCCCGCCCCACGCCGCACCGTTGAAGGTCAGCGCCCGGCGGGTCTCCCACTTGGTCGCGGACCCGGCGTTGCCGGTGGTGGGCCGGCTCAGCGTGCCGCTGGTGATCTTGCTCGCATCGAGCGCCGGAATGTCCGCCGCCGTCAACGCCAAACCTTCCAGCACCAGGCCCTTGGCATTGACCCGGACCTTGCCGTAAGTGCCGGCCGTCACGCCGGTGTTGCCCAACGTCAAGTTGATGTCGACGTTGGCCGAGCCATCAAACAGCCCATTGCCCGCCAGGTCGCCGCTGTAACTGATCTTGCGCGCGGTCTGCAACTTGGTCGCCGTGCCGGCGTTGCCGGTGGTGTTGCGGTCCAGCGTGCCGCTGGTGATCTTGCTGGCATCGAGCGCCGGAATGTCCGCCGCCGCCAGATTGCCCGCCGATTTCACCCGGCCTTTGTCGTCGACCGTCACCTTGGTATAGGTGCCGCCGGCAACGCCGGTCTTGGACAGCGCCAAGGCGATACTCAAGGCCGCCGAGCCGTCGAACTGCCCTTGCCCCGTGGCGTCGCCCGTGAGCGCGATGGCACGCGGCGTTTTCAGCTTGCGCGCGCTGGCCGCGTCGCCCTGGTCGATCGCTTCCTGCACCACCCCGAGGGTCGCCGTGACCGTGTTCGGGTCGTTGATGATTTGTACGGTGGCCGTGCTGCTGATCTGGATCACCAGGCGGATCACCAGGGTGCGCCCGCTGCCCTGCTCGCGAATCGGCCTGTAGGCGGCCGGGTAGCTGGCCACCGCGACCAACAGCCCGGCGTCGTCGTACAGGCCGACCTCGCGCACCCACCAGCCGCCCATTTCCGGCAACAGAATGCCCTCGGCAACGATCGCCGACTTTTCACTCTGCACCGTCAGCCGGTTGAGGTTGAAACGAAGCTTTTCGTTGATCAGCTTCTTTTGCAATTTCGACGGTAGCGGCGTTACCCCGTTGCCATCCCCGACCGCCATCTTGGGGATTTTCCACGGCGTGCCGTTGGCAATGGACTTGGCCAACTGCGCCGCGCCCACCTCCGTCAGCATCGCGATATAAATAATATCCTGCTCTGCCATACCT